TCAGCAAACTTAAAGTTAGGAACAGATGGGGACACGGTTCTTCAAGACAATGCAATGAATGTAGATGGAGATTGGATATTTACAGGGACAGGGGATGTGACTATTACATCTGCAGCTACAAAAGATATAGCTATAGCAGCAATAGGAACTGGTGAAATACAATTATCTTCTGCTGAACAAATTAGAATAGATGGTACTACAGTTTTAGGAGATGCTGGATATGTAACTATAACAGATAATGAAATAGATGTATCAAGTGGAGATTTAACAATAGATGTAGCAGGTGATATAGTTATAGATGCTGATGGTGATAATATAGATTTTAAAACAGGTGGAAATACAGTAAGTAGAGGTGTTCATACAGCAGTTGGAAATTCCTGGTATTGGTATGAAAATAATGCAGGCGGTGAAGATAGTTTAAATTTAGAAGTTAAAGCTAATGGAGAGTCAACTTTTACAACAAAAGATGTAGCAGGTTTTCAAGCACATTTAAATATGGTAGCAGATGGTAATGTCAATATAAGTGGACAAGAAATTGATTTAACTGGAACACATAATATGGGTATAACTACACCTAAAGAATTAATTATAGATGTTGGATCGAGCTCTGGAGGTATAACCATTGATGCATCATTGGGTATTAAATTTAATAATGCAGCTGGTTTTACAAGAACTACTACTAATTTTAATGCTACATTATCAACTGTCAATTTTAAAAACGGAAATAAAAGTGCTATTACATTAACTAATAATATTACAGGTAATTTAAAAATGCAGTTTCCAAATTTCTCTGGCAATTTTACATTGATAGTTAAACAGGACGGAACAGGTAGTAGAACTATTGCTAATTGGAAATCGTTAGATCAAGCAGATGCAAATGAAACCGCAGTAGTATGGGCTGGTGGTTCAGCTCCTGTGTTGACAACCACAGCTAGTAAATTAGATATAGTTAGTTTTTATTGGGATAATGACAGTCATATAGCATATGGAGTAATAACAAAGAATTTTTAATGAATAGTATAGAGCAAGAAAATATTAACAGTTATTTTGATGGTAATTCAGAAGGAAAAACCATGGAAGATTATTTTGAAGAGATTCAAATAGTAATAGGTGGAGCTATGAGCATAGACGAACTAAAAGATGCTATGAAGCAAACTTATCCAAATGAAACAGATTGGAGCTTTTAAATGGCTGTAACTCAATATGCAACTGCTTTTACAGGTGCTGCTAGTACTACATTTAATATATCTTTAAATTCTACTGCTATTGCAGATGCTAATACAGAGGCTGATGTTACTAATGGTAGGCTTTATGTAGCCTTATTGCATGAAAATGATTTTGAGTTTAATGAATCTTTATTTGAAAATGTCGAAACTTCAAGTGGTGCAATTGGAGATATAGATGGTGGAAGGTTTTATGCTACTGAAGAATCAGGAACATCTAATGACCCAGCTTTAACTATTGGACATACAGATGGAAGTTCTACTACTGTATATGCTGAAGGAAGTGGTACTGATGATGATTGTTATATTATATCATCTGGAACAGGAGATGATAGTGGTGGAGCTGCTAGGAATGCAAGTACTGGAACTGGTAACAATGTTAGCTTGACTAATATTTGGGCTGCACATGCTAAAGTTCAGTTTGGAGGATGGCTTAATACTAGACAAATTTACAGAAGTTTTTTAGCATTTGATGTTACTGGGAGTTCTGCTAAGACAATAAATTCATTGTCCTTAAAATTAGTGTCAATGGCAGATGTAACAGGGTTTACTGCATCGGCATGGCACTCAAGAAAAGTATATGTCTGTAAGACGACTTTAAGCCCAGGAGATGATGTTAATTCAAATGCAAATTTTAATTCCTTAGATGGTTGGGCTTCTAGTGGGACATATGAGGCAGCCGCCCCAGTTGCATCTGATGATGCTATTTTCTTTGGAACAAGTTTTTAATTAGGTGACTACTTTGCAAAAGTATGTTATCATGGAGTATGTTATGTGCAATTTTACAACAAGAATACCGATGCTTGGGTAATGTTAATAAATAAGGAATAGACATGAAGACAGATGAAACTTTAGAAAATCTTAAAAAACAGCTTAAACAAGTAGAGGTTACTTACCATAAGATACAAGGTGCAATAGAAGTGCTTGAAGAATTGCAAAAAGAAGCAGAATCAGAAGATAAATCTTCTAAAAAGGAGAAGAAAAGTTGAATATAGATTCTTTAAAAACAACAGTTATAGGCACGGCAAGTGCTGGTGTTATAAGTCTTGATGTACTACCTGTAGTATTGTCTTGCATTATAGGGGTAATGACGATCGTACATTTAGTTATTAAAATAAAGAAGGAGTTAGGGAAATGAGTATTTTTTCAAAATTAGGCGATGATATAGTAAATGATGTATTTAGTGATGAGCTTCAACAAGAGATTGTTAAAGCATTGAATGATAATATAGACATTCCTTTTGTATCAGAAGCAACAGAAGAAAAGGCTTTAAATGCACTTTGGGACACAATAGAAGGTGTTCTTAAAACTGCAATAAAAAAGGCTTTATAGTGAACAAATTACTCGACAGAGTAAAAGAGCATGAGGGTTTCAGATCTAAAGTATATCAATGCACGGAAGGTTATGATACTATTGGGTACGGGTTTGCAATTAAAGACCTTATACTCGATGAAGATATAGCAGAAGAAATCCTTATGAGAAAATTACACAAGCTAATTAAAAGAGTTAGAGATAGATTCGATTGGCTTGATGATGTTCCACAAGAAGTTCAAGGTGTACTTGTAGAGATGTCTTATCAAATGGGACTTTCTGGAGTATGTAAGTTCAAGAATGCCTTGAAGTATATGGAATTTCAAAATTGGGAGAAAGCTGCCGATGAGATGTTGATGTCCCGTTGGTATCGTCAAACTCCCAATCGTGCTAAGGAACTTAGTGATATAATAAGGAATCTTTAATGTATTGCAGTTCATGCACATCTATTTATAACAATTGGGAATCAGACTATTCGTGGAATTATCTAAAAGAGCAGTCGTAATACCTGATCAGCATTTTCCTATTCACGATCAGAAAGCCGTGAATGTAGTGCTAAAAGGTATTGAAATAATTAAGCCAGACATCTTTATTAATTTAGGGGATGTAGGCGAATGGGAGAGTGTTTCAGCCTGGAAATGGAAAGGCAAGAAATGTCCTCCTTTAGAATATCAGCTACCTATTATTGATAAAGAAATAGAAGCTGTTAATAAGGGGATAGATCAATTTGACGAAGTTCTTGATAAAGTCAAATGTAAAGAAAGATATATCTGTGCAGGTAACCATGATGAATGGCTTACTTATGGTTTCTGCGAAAGATACCCTTATTTGGAGGATTATACCTTCTTAAAGGCCTGTAAATGGAAAGAGAGAGGTTATAAGTACTTAAGTTATAATGAGCCGTTAAAAATAGGAAAGTGTACATTTATACATGGAGCGTATGCAACAACTTATCACGCTAAGAAGCATTTGGAATGTTATGGTGAAAACATTGTTTATGGCCATACACACGACATTCAAAGACATACCCTTACTAAGTTGGGTGGTACGATTGGTGCTTGGTCGATGGGTTGCTTAAAAGATATGAGGCCTATGAAGAATAAATGGCTTAGAGGAAGACTGCATAATTGGAATCATGCATTCGGTATTATTGATTGGTTTAAGAATGGTGATTTTAAAGTAGAAGTTATTGAAATTGTCAAAGGTAAAACTACCCTATGGGGTGATGTTATAGAAGGATAAAATGGAGTATAATCAAAGCAATACTGGTGGTGGAGGAAGTGTAACCCAAGGTTCGTCTGGTAGGGATATCAACGAGCATTCTTCTTTGATTGAAACTACTTTAGACGGAATGAATTCGCCTTCTTATACAGATAGAGTTACTGGTAGGAATCCAGATAATACAATGGGTGGATATAGACACACAGGCTTTGATAGAGGAAATTCTAACAATAATGAGGCTAATAACTACGGATACGGAGATAGCGTACTTGGCGGTGGAATAAAAGCTTCAGGTTCTTATTGGCAATTACCTACAAGAGATAGGAAATTTTTAAGTGAAGAGTTTGTTCCAAATAATGTTAACGATGTTAAAAGACTTCAACATATACTGGGAAGAACCCCTACTGGAATAATGGATATCTTTACAAAGCAAAAATATAGAGCTATGATGTCCATGGATCTGGGTAACAAAGACCCTATGGATAGAGATATATTTGGATATGGTGGGAGAAGAAATTTAAGTGTAGGTCAAATAAGGGAAAATAAAAAAAATGCAGGAAAAAAACAAGCTGCAATACAACAGGCTAAAAGGTATGCTCAAGGGTGGAGAAAAGGTCCTCCTGGAGATTTTAGATCTTATAATACAAAAGATAAAAAAGACAATGTTGCTTGGAAAAAAGCATGGGCATTATACAGGAATCCCAATGCACTTGATGCTTATAATGAGTTAAGAAATTCTGAATCTTCGGATGTTGAAGATCAAGAGGTAAATAATCAAGAAATTGCAGAGAGTCAAGATACAGCAGCCGATAATCCTGGCAGTGTAATAGACTCTTTAGAAGAAAATCAACCAAGTTCTGGACCAAGTTCTAACCAATCATTACTTACACAAGTATATGAAATGGAAGATTGGGGTTTTGATTTTGGTAATATGTAAAGGAGAGTAAGATGGCAGAAGGTTTAGGAGGCTTGTTAAGCCTATTAAAAGGAAAGATGACTGATGATCAAGGGTTGTTTCAAGGAGGTCATCAAGGAAGAATGTTTGGGAGAGCTAGAGATGCATGGGATAAAAATGCAGCTAGAAACATGGGTGACACTGGAAATTTAGCAGGTCAAGTTCAACCTTCAACTATGGGTTACAACAGGCCAGTTAAAGATACTAAGCCTGGTAAATTGTTTAGTCCTTCTACTTGGGGTAATCAATCTGATCCAGGTTCTCAATCGGGAGATGCTGGCTACAAACAGGCTGATTCATGGATGAAAAATTTTAATCCTCAAGATAAAAATGATGTATTAAAAATTCAGAAGATGTTTGGATTAGAAGAGGATGGTATATTTGGACCTAAAACATTAAGTGCTGTTAGGCAGTTTCAAGGAAATAGAGAAGGTGCTCCAAAAGATAGGTTTGGTCACGGTAATCAAATGCCTACAGATGCAGAACAAAAAAAACTACTATGGGAAAAAATAGGTGGAACTGCATATGCTAACAATGAAGAAGGTATGATTCCTGATAGCTGGACTGGTGGTAAACCTACAAAACAAGCCTTATTAGATCTTCCTTATAATATTGATGCAAAAATTGGTGGTCAAAACTATGCAGATGGAAACGAAGGTTTAATTCCTGATAGTTGGACTGGTGGAGAGCCTACTATGAGCTATATAAAAAGAAAACTTGGATTTGGAGGGCAAAGCAATGCTCCTGCTTCACAAGGAAAAGTAATAGCACCTCAACACCGTCCAGGTTTTGGAAATCAAAGTATAAATTCTTTAATGGGTTGGAATGATGATGATAGTTATGCGGATGTTGGTTAATGCCTAAAAAGCTAGAAGAAATAAAAAACTTTAACAAGGGTACTATATGTAATCCAGATACAGCTGACATTCCTAATAATGCAGCTTCTCATTCTGTTAATATGGACCCTATATCTGTTAATGGTAAAATAAAAGCTAGAAAAAAAGATATAGCTGAATATAACCATGGTAGCAGTGATAATATGATAGCTGATTCTATGGCTGTTATTAATCAAAAGCTTGATTCTAGCAAAAAAGATTTAATAATGTATGATCATAATAATGGCACTCCGCAAATAAAACGATTACAAGATATGGACGGTTCTGGTAC